CTTTATTTGAAAGCAAAAGCAACTGCAATGTGTGGACATCACCACCAAACTGCTGAACATTCTGAACGTGATATTAATGGAAAAATAGTTACGTGTTGGGGAGTTGGTTGCTTATCTGAATTATCACCAGATTACAATCCTTATTCAAAATACAATCACGGATTTGCAATTATCACACGTGGAGTTGGTAAAGATTTTCACGTTAAAAATTATCGCATACATAACGGAAGAATTTTATGAAGCAGATTTATATGACAATGACAATTTATATTTTAACAAGTGCATTGTGGTTGATGTTGTGTTGGTATTTTTGGAATAGACAACAATCACCAGTTGTGATTGATAAGTCAAAAGAAATTCAGCGCATTGATAGCACATTAAATGCGAACGCAGGTGAATTAAAACAATACAAAGAACAACAATTAGAAATCGTTAACCAGTTATATGAAATCGAAAATAAGAAAGCAGAACGCATCAATAAATATTACATTGACTTCAATCGCATTAATCGTATTACTAATGTTGAGCAACACGCGATTGATAGCTTGTGGTACTACCTTGAACAACTTGACAAGCAACGATACTTTAACCCCCCAACAATTCCAGTTGATTAATAAATTAATCTTGAGTGAAAAGTATTTTCGTGATTTATCAGATATTCACGAACAAAAAATTCGATTGCTTGAAAAAGATATTCAATTGTACGCAAAATCAATTGACAAGTACAATGTCAATGAAAAAGAATTCAGAAACAAAATCGAGTTATTAGAAAAAGATAAACAAGATTTGCAGAAGAAGAATGATAAATTAACAGAACAAAAAAAGAATCGTACTAATGCTTTTTTATTTGCAACTGGTATTGCAATTATTGAAGGTCTTTTGATTCTTCTGATATCAAAGTAAATTTCAATTTATCAAATTCTTGAATTAATTTTTTAGTATAAAGCGAAGCATCTAAAAGTTCTTCATACAAATGTTGTAGCCATTCGTGATGCGACAAATCTTTGCGATCCATCGTGGTGTTGTACGTTTCGATTCCCTTCTGCTCACGCAGTTTTAAATCATCAATTACTAATTGTAATAATTTACTTGTATTCATTTTTTTAATCTTTTTTCTTATTGACAAAAAACACAACTTTCATTACTTTCTGTCAATAAGATAACGTAGTAATTTTTTTCATTTCTTTTGTTGTTTTTTTTATACAATCCTTGTCGCAAAAGTTTACTATACTTTCCCCAAGTACCCCTCCAGTACCCACCAAGCTCGTCACAAAAGTTTGCTAAATTTGTGACAGATGTGGTTTTTAACATCTAATTCATATATACCCATTCGGGTGTTTAATATAATAATATATGGTATAATGTACCTTATAGGGTGCAATGTCAATGTATTATTTTACTTTTAAAACTATACGTCAAGATATATGTTGATGTGTACATTTATTCGTACTTAAAAATGTTTAATAATTATTTTGTTTTTAGAATTTACCAAACATTTGTTTTTCTTGAATGTCAATTACTTCCTGCATTAATTGTACTAATTGTTTCCAAATCTTTTTCATATCTCACGCAAGTAATCATTATTTACAATCCATTCAGTTACTTCTGGTAATTTGTGATACTGACAATGCGCAAGTTGTTTAGTGAGTTCATCAAGTATCAATGTGATTTCTTCCATCTGCACACCTTTCGTGTCCCAAAACGCTTTTATTACAACGTTGTGTTCAGTTAGAATCGTGCGCACTAATGCTTGTAATGATTGTTTAGTTCTGTGTTTGTTGAACCATCTGATGTTTTCAACTTCATCACACGCGTAGATTGCAACCTGCAACCACATTAGTAAGTTAATTACTCTTAATTTTTCTTCGTCTGTTTGCATTGTTTTTTTAATTTATAATGTACTATAAATGAATAATCAGTTTTGAAAATTGCAATAACTTTTGAATTGATTTTTACAATCCAAAAACCATTATCTTCAAAACACAATTTACCTTCAACACTAAATACATCACCAGTAACTGGATGAATAAAATCGTAAGTTTTCATTTAGTTTTCTTCGTTATGTTTCTTTTCAAGAATAGCACCTGCGCAAAATGACAAGTACATTTTTTCTTTTGACGTTAGATTTTTTGACTTGTGAAATTCAGTAAGAATATCACCAATCTGTTTTTGTTGTTGCACTAATGTTGATAGCATTGTAATTAGGAAACGTTCACGGTCTTGCGTTATTCCCATTGTTTCGTAGATGTATTTCATTGTGTGAATTTAGTTTATTTTTTTTTAACCTACAACATATTGTCCATACGATGGATTGAGTTCAAAGAACATTCGCATCATAATCGCATCAGCGAAATCGGGTGAAATTCCTTCACGCAATTTGATTTGTTCTTTTGGTGTTACTTGTAACTTTCCATCTACATCTGCACGATGTCGCTTAATCATTTCCAGTTCTTTTACAATTTGTTCTTTGTGTGAATTTACTAAACACGTTAAGTAATTTTGCTCAATGAATTGCGCTAACAAATAGTAGCATTCAGATTTCAGATTTTGATATTGTGGTTGCTTTGCTTTACTTCCATTCACGAATCCGCGACATTTCAGAAAATCCACAACACCACCACCAACCCCATCTTCATCACATACAATATTTTGCAATAACACATTGTTGTTCTTCGCAATGGTGCGTATTTCATTAACAACTTCATCAACAGATGCACGATGCATTACTTTGATTTCAATTAACGTCAATCCATTCCACAAACAAATGATTGTTCTATCTTTTCCGAATCGAGCAATGTCTGACGTTATGTACTTGTTTCCTTCTAACAATTCATTGCGGAACATTCGCAACAAATTATCAGTTGCAAATAACTTATCTGAATCATCATCGAATTCCCAATTGCCTTCTAACAATCTTTTTCTATCATAATCAGGCAACCTGCGCAACGATTCAATGTATGCTTGTGGTAAGAATGGATTGTCAGTTGGTAATGCACGAACGAATGCACGATGAACTGGTAATTCTTGTTGTTTGTTTTTCAAATAAAATTCATTGTACAACCAACCTTTCGATGGATTGCAAGACAAAAAACCTTTAGGAATTAAATTGAATTCATTTAACTTGTATCTACAACGTGAGTGAACAATGTTAACTGCTTTTTCAGTTACTTCAGCGACTTCATCAATAAAATAATCTGTGATTTCCAACGAACCAAGTGAATCGAAATTTGGATTCGATGGATATGCAAATAAATCTTTTAAGATTATTTCAGAACCATTGAAGAATGTAATTGTATTTGATTGTCCATTGTAATTGTAATGCTTATCTGCAATCAATCCAAATTCGTGCGCAGTTTCGAAGAATGTGTTTAACGTTGTTTTTTTCAATGTATCTAACTTGCTTCTACCAATCAAAGAACGTGTGCCTGCATACTTCAATCTGCGTTGAATCTGCCACATACAACCAAATTTTGTTTTCCCACCACCTGCACCACCACCATACAATACTTGCTCAACTGGTGAATCAATTGCTAAATATAACAGTGCTTCTTTTTGTCTATCAAGATATGTTGGTTGATATTGCATTATTGCTTACTCAAATAAATTTTATACAATTCACGCAGACCTTGAACACGTATGTAATCACGTACTTTTTGTTTCTTGCCTTCAACCATTCTATCAAATTTGGCTTGTGATATTTGTAAATCAGAGAACACAATTTGTTTTGCATTGCGTTTTGCTAACTTGTATTCTTCGTCAGTAAAATAATCGTGTGCAATTCTTCCGCTTGTTTCCAACCATTCAATCATTAATGTACCACGAATTTCAATTACATTCATTTTATTTCTTTTGTACGAATCAATATCTTCACGCAAAGAATTCAACCAATCTTCTTCGTGAACAACTGGTGATGCTTGTAATTGTTTTTGCGATTCATTTATTTCTCGTTTCCATTCTAAATTTGCTTTGTCGCGAAATGGTTTGTAAAGTGTTAATACATCACCTATAAACGTAATTGTCAATGCACCAAATGGTTCAACTTTTTTTTCTAACTGGTTACTTGCATTGAGTTCGAACGCGATGTTCCAATGTTCGAATGTACACCACGAATAATGTTTATCAATGAAATCTTTGAGCAGTTGTAACAATTGTGCTTCTGGTAATTGTAGACCATACAACGCACATAGCTTTGCGCATAATTTTACAAAGGTAGGTAAATCGTGTTTGCTGATGAATTCACTTTGACGTTCTGCGAGTGAAATTCTATCCGAGATTCTGTGCATCACGGAAGATGCGTTCGGCATTCGTTGAATTGAATTTTCCATTTGTGATTGTTGCATTTGTTTGTTTATTGAATTGTTCTATGTTCCACTTTCTAACTGATGCCTTCCAGTCCTTCATCGCGTTCCTTCCAACCTTCCAACCATTTGCTTCGTAGTGAGCAATAAATTTTTCTGCGAATACTTCAGCATCAGCGCCACACAACTTTTGTAAATCATTGCAAATGTAAAGTACAACTTCAGATTGTGTTGGTGGTTGAAATCGTTTTGATGGTTCACGTTGTTTCAATCGTTTTTCGATAGCATCAATTTGTTCTTGTTGTTCTTTTATACGCAGTTCTAACGCATCAATTTTTTTCATTAAAAAATAACCATTCATAATTTCACTTTTTGTTTCATTTGTTTTTGACGTTCAATTTCTTTGATAAAAGTATTGTAAAATTCTTTTGCTTGTAAAAAACCTGCGTTCGCAATTGCATCACAAATGTATTCAACTTCTGTTCTAAATTCTTTATTGAATTGCATAATGCCGTTTACTTGACGAATGCCGTGCAAACACGTTGCGTGGTCTTTGTAGTAACGTTTACCTAATGCTTGTAACGATACGCGTGAAGTGTTGTAAATTATCCACCATAAAATCTGACGTGATTGTGTGACTTCACGAACGCGTGTCTTGTTGTACAATTCAACAGAGTTGATGCCCATTTGCGAACACACTTTATCTTCAACACACAACCAAAATTTATCACGTTCATTTGTGATTTCTTTTTTTACTTCTTCCTGTTCACTTGATAATTGCTTTGAGTTAGGCACAACCAGTTCCCACAATTGATTAAAACGTTTGTAGTGTGTTGGTGGAATCATATCAATGATTTCATTTTTGATTGCACGTATTGCCCTTGTATTCATTTCATCATTCATTTCCTTCGTGTTTAATTGTTATGTCTATTGTCATTGCCTTCCACACATCTTCACGTTTAATTTCTAAAAAGTTACAGATGCGATTGAAATCTTCGATGCGCATTCGTGTTGGGTGTTTCAAGTATAAGCGAACGGTTGGTTCGCTTACACTTAAAACTTTTTTGAACTTATTAATAGTACCAAAATTCTTCTTCACGAAACTTGCGAATGGTGTATTGTAGCGTTCAACTATCATTTTTTTCTAAACATTTTTTTTGCAACTTGTTCTTTTATTTTGTTACTGGTGTGATTATAACCACGCAGTTCAGCATTTTCTTCTTTCACTCTACGTGCGCAACGTGTGATGTTATCAGCGCAACTTAATGCACCACGTTGATATTCGTATGCGAAATCTTCAGATAATTGTTTAACACGCATTTCTTTTTTCCAAATTGCAACGCAAAGTTTTCTGTTGTTGTCGCGTAATGCTGGTCTTGTTGTTAGAAGTGTTTTTACTTCTTGAGTTAGATTGATTAACTTTTTCATTTTAAAAATAATTTTCGTTGTAAAATTTTTCTGAATCTAATAACCCTTGACAATATGCTTCTTTAATTTCAAGTTTATTTTTTTCTTGCATCTTTAATACCAGTGGTATTATTGTTTCGTGTAATAATAGCGATTGCGAAGAACATATAACTTCTAAATTATGAAGTTCATTTAGCAAATGAGTTATACTTGTTTTTTTCATTTTTTAGAAAGGGATTTCGTCTGTTGTTGATTTTGTTGTTGTTGTGTTCAAACCATTCATAATAAAATGCTCGAATGCTGATGCGATTGTTAGCACATCTAATTCGCTTGAACCA